GAAGAATGGTTTGTAAATACAAGATAAGGAGTGATAACAAATGAATAGAAAGACTAAAGAGATAGTTTATAGAATACTAGATACAGATCCATATGCTAGAGAGAACGATAATTATTTAATATTCAGAACTTTAAATGAGATGACAGGAATAGACAAATCTACTGCAATATGGAATGTACTTAACAAGATGAAATATGCAGGAATAAGTTTTGAAAGTATAACAAGACATAGAAGAAAATGGATAGAGCTACATCCAGAGATAGAGATAAAAGCAACAGAGGAAAGAAGAAGAGAAGAGGAAGAATATTATCTGGAATATAGTAGACATATACCATTTATTTAGGAGGAAATATGTTAGTAAAAACAACTATAGGAGATATATTAGAAAAAACATTATTACATCCTGAGGGGATAACGATTGAAAATAATTCAATATGTGGTAAATGTAGCAAATGTGGAGAATGTTGTACACCATATTTACCTATAAATCAAGAAGAATTAGATGAAATACAAAAATATGTAAAAAAAAACAAAATAAAATCACAAAAACAAATGTTAGTTATGCAAAATAGATTAACATGTCCATATTATGACGGTAAAAAATGCATGATATATGAAGTAAGGCCACTAATTTGTAAAGAATTTTATTGCTATAAAAAACCAGATAAAGAAATGGCTATGAAATTTACAAAAGGAGAGCAAAGGTATCCTGTTGATATGTGGGCAATAGCAAAAGATATGGACAAGTTAGTAGGAATGTATAAAAGTGTAGAAGGAGGAATGAAAGATGATAATAATTAGTCAAGATAAAGAAGATCTTATAAATTTTGATAATGTAAAAATGATAAGTGTAGATGAAAATGTAATAGGAGTAGATGTAAATCTAGATGAAGGAGATTTTTACGAGTTAGGTACATATAAATCAAATAAAAGAGCTAGAGAAGTATTGAAAGATATAATTAAATCATATAGAGCTTATAGAACAGCAGAGGTTGATGGATATACTAATGTATTAGAAGAAACAGCAGTATTTCAGATGCCAGAGGAATAGCCTATGAAACAATGTAATGTATTTAATAAAGGCTTATGTACTGGATGTGTTGGATTAGCTGAAGCAGATTGGATAGGCCCAGAACGATGTAGTACATATAAGCAATTAAGTAATATAAGTGGACTAGACTTATGTAAAAGTATTTTAGAAGGGAAACAAATAAAATTATGAGTGAATCTAGATGGATAGAAAAACCTTCTCCTAAATCAATGCAACAAGGAAAAGGTTGGTTTGGACAAATGAACAGATGTTATACATATGAACACAAGTATGCTGTAATGACAAGAGAAATAGACACAGAATGGGGTAAAGTAATACATGCTGCTTTTAGAAATATAGAAGGATGCGATATTCCATGGGCAGAAAAACAATGGATTAAAGATAGTTTATTTGGTAATGACAGAGTGGCAATAGAAGTATTTCCAACAAAAGATAGATTAGTAGATGCAGCTAATATGTATCATTTATGGATATTTGAAAAAGGCTTTGAATTGCCATTTGGAATACATGATAATGACAAATCAGAAAGGAAATAAATATGAATAAATATGAAGCTTGGTGGAATGAATCAAAATATAGAAACCAAAAAATCATAATAGATGGACATGAGTTTCCATCAAAAAAAGAAGGCAATAGATATTTAGAATTAAAGCTATTACAAAAAGCAGGAGAGATAAGTAATTTAGAATTGCAACCCAAATTTATATTACAAGAATCATTTAAGAAAAAAGGCAAGACATACAGAGAGATTTCTTACATAGCAGATTTTAAATATATAGAAAATGGACAAGTAGTAGTAGAGGACACCAAAGGAGTTCAAACAGAAACTTTTAAATTGAAGCATAAACTATTTGAATACAAATATCCAGATTTAGAATTAAGAATTATTTAGGAGGAGCAATGAAGCTTATAGAATTATTTGCAGGAATAGGAGCATGTAGTACAGCATTAAAAAGACTAGGGTTAGACATAGAAATAGTAGATGCAGTAGAAATAGATAAATATGCAATAGCTAGTTTTAATGCAATACATGGAACTAATTTTAAAACACAAGATATAACTACATACAATAAAACATTTAAAGATATAGATTTAATAACACATGGAAGTCCTTGCCAAGATTTTAGTGTAGCAGGGAAACAAGCAGGTGGAGATATTGGAAGTGGAACAAGGTCAAGTTTAATGTATGAAACAATAAGAATAGTAGGACAAGTTCGACCTAAATATGTTTTATGGGAAAATGTAAAAAACTTATTAAGTGCAAAACATAAACATAATTTTGATGCTTACATAGAAACAATGAACATATTAGGGTATAACTCTTATTATCAAGTATTAAATGCAAAAGATTATGGAATACCACAAAACAGAGAAAGAGTTTATACGATAAGTATTAGAAAAGATATAGACAAAGACAACTTTAAATTCCCAGAAAAAGAAGAATTAAAGTTGAGGCTTAAAGATATGTTAGAAGATGAAGTTGATGAAAAATATTATTTAGATGATGCAAAAATAGAAAAAATAACAAATAGTAACTTTATGCAAGAGAAAAAAAGAATACAAGAAAAAGAATATTCAGATACAATACTAGCAAGAGATTGGAAAGACCCTAAATGTGTAAGAATAGGTGGGATATTTGACACAGAAAAATCAACACATCAAGCAGGAAGCATTTATGATAAAGAAGGATTAAGCCCAACATTAGATGTTATGCAAGGTGGATGGAGGCAACCAAGTATTATAATAAAAAATGCAACTCAAAAAGGCTATGATGAAGCAATAGATGGAGATGCAATAAATTTATCTTATCCAGATAGTAAGACAAGACGAGGCAGAGTTGGACATCAAGTAAGTCAAACAATACAATGTAATGATAGCATGGGAGTAGTAGAACCGTTTATAGTTGCAAGTAGAGGCAGAAACCCAGAAAACCCTAGTTCAAGGTTGGTAGGAGAACATACAGAACAAAGATTAGAACCCAACATGAAAGGAACAACGAATTGTATTACAAGTGTGCAAAAAGATAATTGGCTGGTGGAAAACACATTAAGAATACGAAAACTAACACCAAAAGAATGTTGGAGGTTAATGCGGATTTAGTGATGAAGAATTTGAAAAAGCACAAAATGTACCAATGAGCAATACTCAATTATATAAACAAGCAGGAAATAGTATTGTAGTTAATGTGTTAGAAAAAATATTTAAAAATTTATTCTAGGAGGAACTTATGAAAATACCAAAGATAGTATATAAAAATAATCATACATATACATTTATAAAACAATGCAATGATAATGTGTTTTTGTATCAAAGCGATTTAGGATTTAAAGAAGCTTTTAACAAATATGATTTAGGAATGATAGATAATAGAAAACTAGATAGAAAAATAGGGGCAAGAACATGGAATAATGCTGTTTATATAGTATATGATCGATTGCTAGAAAAAGAACAAGAATACACTAACACCAAAAAGATAGCAGCAGATTTAGAAGTAGGACAAGCCACAATAAGCGAAAAAATAAGAAATCATAAATGGTTAAGGAATAGATGGTTTATAGAAAGAAGATATAAAGATGAAGAATCGTAAAGTAAAAGAAAAATTAATTGAATTATATGGGCCAGAATGTTTTATAGAAAAACTACATTTTAGGAAAGATAAGCAAGTATATAAAGGTAAGGCACAATATCATAGAATGAAACAACTTACATTTCATCATATAAGAATGAAATCTAAAGGTGGAAAAGCAACAGTAGAGAATGGTGCATTGCTTTCAAATGAAAATCATGCATGGTTTCATAAACAAGACAAGAAAGATCAAGAAGAAATGAACAAAGCTTTTCAAGAGTACAAAGAATATATGGATGCATTAAGAAAGATGAGTAAAGGAATACCAGTAGTAGAGGATGATATAGAACCAGACATAAAAGTAAATGCAATTATATTTAAGCCAGAAAGAGAAAAGGAAATAGAAGATAGAGAGGAAAGATAATATGGCATATAAAAAAGAATATGCATTATACAAAGGCGACACATTTCTAGCAATGGGAACTATAAAAGAAATAGCAGAAAAAATGGGAAAGACAGAAGATGCATTAAGATTTTATCATACACCAGCCTATAAAAGAAGAAATTACAAAAATGGATATATTTTAATAAATGTGGAAGTAGAGGAGTAAAACATATGGAACAATGGTTAAGAGATGCATTAGCTGAAGAACAAGGATATGTAATTTGTCCATTAGTACAGCCATATCAATACATACATTGTGATGAAAAATGCGAAAAATGTGAATATGATATTGAGTTTAGAAAATGGTGTGAAGAAAATATAAAGGAGGAATAGATATGTCTCATGATTTAGATGATGAGGAATATGAAGCTACAAGAAAGATGTTTAATAAAGATAGTGATATAGAAATATTAGAAGAATATACAAAACATGATACAGATTTAGTAAATTTACCAGAATATGATGCAAAAACAGTTTATAAAGCAATAGAAAATCTAATAAATAGAGTAAAAGAATTAGAAGAAGAAAATAAATATTTAAAAGAACAAATACCAGTAGACAAGATATTTTATTATTCTTATAAAGATTATATACCTAAATCTAAAATAAAAGAAAAGATAGCAGATTTAAGAGATGCAATGATAGAAGCTGAAAACTTGGATAACTTTTATCAAAAGGGATATGCAAGACAAGTTTTACAAGATTTATTAAAATAGGTATAAGCAGATACTAGATATGTTTATATATATATTTTATTATACTATAACTTGATTTTGTCAATAATGGTTTATTATATTTTGTGATAATTTGTTGTAATATTTTTAGGCGATTCTAGTTAAGCCTTATTAAATAATCAAATAAAAATATCGCTTAATATCAATAAATATCAGTTATAAGCGATATAAAACTGAAATTCAAATCAAATAAGAGGAGATATATTTATGAGTGAAGAAGAAAAAAAGGCAATAAGAGATTTAATAGATAGCAACAATTTGAGCTTAATAGGAGATGGAACAATCATAACTTCTAGAAAAATTATAGAAATAATATTAAATTTAATAGATAAACAACATAAAGAAATAAATAGATTACAAGAAGAAAATAAAGCATTAAAAAATCAATTAAGTTATGCACTAAATACAAACAATAAAGATATATTAAAACATTGGAGGAAAAAATGAAAGAGATGTGGAAAGACATATCAGAGTTTGAGAATAAGTATCAAATAAGCACAAATGGATATGTTAAATCATTAAATTATAATAATACAGGACAAGCTAAGATTTTAAAGCCCAAAATAAATAAACAAGGGCATTTAGAAGTAACACTTAATAAAAATGATAAACATTATTATAGGATGGTTGCAAGATTAGTTATTGAAACATTTACAGGAAGAAAGTTGAGTAAAAACGACATAATAATGTACAAAAATAATGATAAGACTAAATGTTTCTTGGATAATTTGTATGTTATTTCTAGAGGTAAAAGACAAGAATTGACTTATGATATTGGACATAGATGGGTTCAAAAGTATGAGTATTATGGAGAAATGTTGCCTATTAAAGAAATAGCAAAAAGAAATAATAATAAAATAAGCAGAAGGAATATAGAGCATAGACTTAGGATATTATATTGGAACATATATGAAGCATCAGAGATTCCTGTTGCAATATATAAGAAAGGATAATTAAAATGAAAGTTAATTTTAGATATGACAGCGGGTATGATTCAGAATACAAACAAAGAATACAAGAAATTGTAGAATTTATTTTATCAAAAAATTATGGAGATACAATAACAAATACAGAGGCTTCTAAAATATTAAAATATAATATTTATGATGAAACTGAATTAAAAAAATATAAGAACACTATGTGTAGAGTGAAAAATTTTCTTATTGATTATGGATATGTGCTAAAAAGTATTGTAGGCATAGGATATTACATATTAAAGCCAAAGCAAATAAGTGGATATTGCTATCATACATATGTTTTAAGAACAGAAAATTTATTAAATAAAAGTGCTAGAATATTAAGCCATGTTGACACAAGTGAATTATCAGAAAATAGAATGGAAGAATTAAATGATGTTAAAGACCTTAATTTGGATGTAACTAATGCAATAGATACAACAATAGAAAATAGCAGGTATTTTGACAAAAAAAGTTTCTACGATAATTTGGAGGATTAAATATGGAAAGAGCAAATTTTGATACTACATATTGTGTAAAAGAATGTGAAGATAAATGCTGGAGACATAAGAGTAATTATAAGTTTAATGAAAATGGCTTGTATTGGTTTACAAACGAATGTATAAAGGAGTTTAATAAATGATAAAGTATATTTGTGATTTATGCAATAAAGAAGTAAATGAAATAAATACTGTAGTGATACATAAAAAGCAATTTCAATATTGTAGTAAATGTAATAAAAGAGCATATCTAATAAAACAAGCATTTAGAAAAGAGATGCATGAAGAATATATTTTATACGAAGAAAGATTAGTACAGATAGAAAAAGATATTTTTAAGAAATTTATAGGGAGGAACTAATGAGATTAGAAAAAGAGGATTACAAAAAAGCAGTAGATATATTGAAAAGATATAATTATAATTGTTTAAATATATTATCAATAAATAATGATATAGTAAGTGTAGGAGCTGCAAGTTATGATGGACAGCCACATGCTAAGAATAATATTGTAGATGTAACACTTAATAAAGTAATTCAGCTTGAAGAAAATAAAGAACTAAGGAAAAGTATTTATGAATATAAGATAGTAGAAAAAGTAAAGACTTTAATATCTGCAGATGCAAAATACATATTTGAAGAAATATATGTAAAGAGTAAAAGTAAATGGGATGTAATAGAATCTGGCATGTCTGAAAGGACCTTTGGAAGAAGAAAGAATGAATTAATATATGCAGTAGATCAAGAATTAAAAAAACCAAAATAAAAATGGCATAAATTTGGCAAAATTTTTTAAAAAATCGTGGTATAATTTGTATAAGTAGTAAAGTAGTAAAGTAGTAAAGAAAAAAAACACCCCTAAGATTTTTTTCTTACCTATAAAAGAGTATTGTATTAGGCAATATTCTTTTTATTTTGCAAGGAGATATTGAAATGAAAAAGTTAAATGTATTATTAGATAAATTAAACAGAGAATATCCAAGAGTTAGTAGAGAATTAAAACATTACGGAGAAGGCCAAATAGTACAAGTAATAATGAGCAGCGATAAAGATAAAACAATCAAAACTAAAGATAATGTTAAACCAGGAGTATATGTAAATGATCAAGAGGAAGTAAAGATAGTAGAAATATTATATACAAACATTAGGCAGAAAAAAATGTACGAAAAAGAATTATACAATATATTAGTTGAAACAATAAAAGATAAGATCGTATATGTGTCTGTTGTATCACAAGAAAAAGAAAGTTTATTAATACAGTTATTTATAATGAAAGAAGTCAAAAGTATTGAAATTTAAGGAATGATAGTATATTACCTTAGTAATAAAAAGTGCTTAAAAACGATTCTCAGAGGTCGTTTTTTCTTTATTTGGAGGGATTTTGTGGGAATATTAGTAAATGGATCAGAATGGAATATTTTAGAGAAAACACAAAAAGAAGTAGTAGATAAATATAACGAAGCATATGATGAAGATGCTAAATGTGTATTTGGATTAACAAGATTTAAAGAATATGAAATATGGATTAATAAAGAAATGTGTTTAGAGCAAAAAATAAAAACACTAAAACATGAATTAACACATTGCTATATTTTTATGTATGGATTAGGACAAGTACCACATTTTACAGAAGAAATGGTATGTGATTTAGTTTCTGCTATAACAGAGTTTATAGATGAGAGTGTAGAAAGATATAAAAGCGAGATGGTGCAAAATGACTGATGCACAAAAAAGATTTTGCGAAGAATATGTATTAGATTTTAATGCAACAAGAGCATATAAGACTGCTTATCCTAATTGTAAGAAAAAAGATACTGCAAGAAGGCTAGGAAGTAGGCTGATGACAAAAGAGGACATAACTAATTATATTCAAGAGTTATTAAATGAGAGCAGAGAAAGAAATAAAGTAACACAAGATATGATTATTAAAGAATTATCCAATATAGCTTTTTTTAATATAAAAAATATTTATAAAGAAGATGGCAGCTTAAAAAAAGTAACAGAATTAGATGATGAAACAGCAAGAGCAATATCTAGTGTTAAGACAATACAAAGAGCTGGAGCAATGAAATTAGAAATAAATCCAAATGGAAAAGATAAAGAAATCCCAATAGAACATATACCAGAACAAACAATAGAAATAAAAGCAAACGATAAAAAAGGAGCATTAGAATTACTAGGAAAACATTTAGGAATGTTTAAAGATAAAGTGGAGATAGAACAGAATAAACCATTTGAAATTAGTATAAAGGTAATAAAAAATGGAAGTTGAAATAACAGAAAAACAAGATAGTTTTGTAAATTCAGAAGCATTTGAAACATTTTATGGAGGAGCTGCAGGAGGAGGAAAGACATTTGTACAAGTATTTGATGCATTTCTTTATGGAATGAAATATCCTAAATCAAAACAAATTATATTTAGAAGGACATTCCCAGACATAGAAAAATCACTTGCAAGAGCTAGTTTGGAAATGTACCCACAAGAAGTAAGTAAATACAATTCAAGTAAGCATACATGGCGATTAGAGAATGGAAGCATAATTGATTTTGGATATATAGACAATGAGCAAGATGTTTATCAATATCAATCAGCAGAATATGATGTAATAAGATTTGATGAAGTAACACATTTTACAGAGTTTATGTATATATATATGATTTCTAGATGTAGAGGTGCTAACGATTTTCCTCATCAAATAAAAAGTTCAGGCAATCCTGGAGGAGTAGGCCATGCATGGGTAAAAGCAAGATTTATTGAAATAGGAGAACCAAACAAAGTACATGAAATAAAATTAGCAAATGGAAAGATAAGTACAAGAGTATTTATACCTTCTAAAGTACAAGATAATCCATTCTTGCTAAAGAAAGATCCAGAGTATGTTAATAGACTAGAGAACCTTCCAGAAAAAGAAAAGAAAGCATTGCTTTATGGAGATTGGGATATATTTGATGGACAATTCTTTAGTGAGTTTAGGCGAGATATACATGTAATAGAACCATTTGAGATACCAAAAGAATGGAGAGTTTATAGAACAAGAGACTATGGACTAGATATGCTTGCTTGTTATTGGATCGCAGTAGATAATTACATGAACGCATATGTATTTAAAGAAGTGTACGAAAGTGGATTGATAGTTTCAGATGCAGCAAAACTAATAAATGAAGTAAATGAAGAAAAGATTTATATAGATTTAGCTCCACCAGATTTATGGAATAGGAATAGAGACACAGGAAAGAGTACATTTGATATATTTGCAGAGAATGGACAATATTTAAGCAAGGCAGATAATAATAGAATAAGTGGATGGTTAGCAGTAAAAGAATGGTTAAAGCCATATACAGATGAGCAAGGCCAATTAACAAGTAAGCTGAAGATATTTAGTAATTGTAAGAATCTAATAAGAACGTTGCCAGCATTACAACATGATGAAAGAAAGCCAAACGATACTGCAATAGAACCACATGAATTAACGCATGCTCCAGATGCATTGCGTTATTTTTGTGCGTGTTGGAGTAATCCACACACAATAACAAAGAAACTACCAGAAGGCAATTACACAGCAACAGAATTAGAAGATCTAGGTTATAAAGATGTAAATACACCTATAAAAACAATAAGTGTACCAATAAGCAGAAGAAGGAGGGGATAGAATGTTAGAGATATTTGTTTTTCTTTTATTTGTATATTTAGTAATAGCAAAATACATCGAAGTAAAAACACTTGTCGAAATAAGTCGAAAATTAGATAAAAAGGAAGAAAAAGAGGAGAAGCCTAGAAGAACACATGCTAATTTAGCTAAAACAGCTTATGCATCTCCATTAAAAACATATAAAGAATATGACAGGTATAAAGATAAAAAGACAGGATTATACGAGCCAGTAAAGCCAAGTAGAGGACTAAAGATAGAAGGAGATGAAGAATAGTGGAAGAAGAATTAGATGAATACAGACAAAGAAAAGAAAATATGAGACAAAGCTTAATGACTGAAGAGGAAATACGAGAAGCTGATACTTATTTAAGATGGTATAGAAAAAGCTATACAGATAAAGATAACAGAAACTTAATAAGCAAATGGGAAGAAATGGAGAAATATTGGGAAGGCGATTTAGATGAACCTTTAAACGAAAACGATCCATGTAGCAATACAAATATAACAAATAGTAATGTGGAAGGTAAAGTTGCATTGTTATGTGATCAAAATATTGCGGTTCAAGTAGATCCAATAGAACCTTCTGATAGGCCATTCTGCAAAATGGTTAGCACAATAGCTAATTTTATTAAAGATAAAAACAAAATGTATAGAAAAATAGATGTGCATGAACGTAGAAGAGAAAAAATGGGAACTGGAATATTTAGAGTTCTATGGAATGAAGAGGCATTAGATGAGTTAGGACTTCCTGAAATAGAGCCAGTTAATCCAGCCTATGTATTTGTAGATCCTTCTATAACAGATGTATATAAAGTGCAAAAAGCTAAATACATAATAGAAGTAACAAACAAATCAATATATTCTGCAAGAATGGAATATGGAGATGATGTTGCAAATGCAATAGTTCCAGGATTAGATCCAATAAGTGGAGATTATATAGAAAGCAGCGATGAAGATGAAGAACAATACTTACATATGTTTGTATGGACAAGATACAGAGATAAAGATGGCGAAATAAGATTAAAATTAGTTGAAATGACAGGCTGCGGATTAATACTAAGAGATACTAAGAAACAATTAGAAGAACTAAAAAATAAAGAAAATAAGGAAGAAGCTGAAGAAGATATTAAGGTATATCCAAATGCCTTATATCCATATTTCTTTACACCAGATATGTACAGAGAAGGAAGTGTATGGGCTAAGGGAAGTGCCGAATTGATTCTTCCTGTATCAGATCAAATAGATGAAATAGACAATCAAGTATTAATGAATGCAAGACTAGCAGGTAATCCTATGAGGCTAGTTGAGAATAGCAGCGGTATAGATGCAGATAAAATAACAAATGAACCTGGATTAGTAGTTCCTACAAACAATATAAATGGAACTAAGTGGGAACAACCACCACAAATGCCAAGCTACATTTTAAATAAAAGAACAGAATTGATGCAACAAGACAGGCCGATTGTATCAAGATTTAACGATCAACAAATAGGTAAAAGTCAAAAAGGAGTAGACACAGCAACAGAAAGCCTTGCATTACAAAACGCAGGAAACTCAATGATAGAGCATAAAAAAGGATTGTTGCAAGAAACATTATCAGAAGTATTTGAATATGCAATAGAATTAGCACTTATGAATTGGGATAGCACAATGATGTTTAGAGTAGTAGGAGACAATGGAGAAGATACATTTGAAACATTTAATCCAGGAATGCTAAACAATGTACCTTTATTAACTGAAAGTACAACAGAATACAGAGAAAAGTATAAGGAAGAGTGGAAAAAAAGAAATAAAGGTAAAAACATAAGCGAATTAAACCCAGAAGAATATGAATACATGCAAGTAGAAAACGAAACAAGAAAAGTTAAATATGATTTAAGAGTAACAGTAGGAGCAGGAATGCCTACAAACAAAGCATTTAGATATAACATTATGATGGAATCATATAAAGGGAAGTTAATATCAAGAAAAGAAACAAGGAAATATTTAATAGATGTTTTAGGCTTAAATGTACCAGAGACACCAGACAGTATTCAAGAGCAACAAGAAATAGGAATATTTGACAATGACACAATGCAGCAACCAACACAAGAAAATATTCCAAATGAAATGAATAATGAATATGTAAATCAAGATAATGCAATACCAGGAATAAACGCAAATGGAAATGTTGCATTAAGCCAAGTTCAAAGAGGAGGAATATAAAATGGAATTAAGAGAATTAAAGCTAAAGAATAGAAAGACATGTGATTGTGGACATGAATTTAGCAATGCAGATATACAACCACCAATAATAATAAATAAAGACCATAAGTTTTATGGTGGAAGAGTAGAATACTATGTTAAATCAAAATGTCCTAAATGCAACGCAGAGGTATATTTGTTATTAGAAGCATATGACAATAAATATAGAGTGATTGACATAGGTGTAGAAAAGGAAACAGCAGCAAAAAAAGAAATAGTTAAAGAAGAAATTAAGGAAGAAATAAAACCAGAAGGATTTATTTGTGAAAAATGTGGAAGAGAGTTTAAGAGCAAATCTGGATTAGCTTCACATAGTCGCAAATGTCAATAATTAAATTGGTAATTAAGAGGTAGATATAGTCTATCTCTTTTTATATATCGAGGAATAAACCTGGCTAAAAATTAAAATCGAGGAGTAAACCTGGCTAAAAATCAAATATTCGAGCAGATAAGCTGGCTAAAAATCAAGGAGGAAGGCAACATGGAAGATGAAGAAATCGTTATAGATGATGATCTTTTTGAAGAACAAGAAGGGTTAGAAGATAACCAAGAAGAGAATGATGAAACTGAAACAGAGGAAAACGATGTAGAGGAATCTGAAACAGAAGAAGAGGAGGAAGAAGTTGAAGAAGATGAAGAGCAAGAAGATGAAGTAGACTACAAGGCATTATATGAAGCAGAGCAAGAAAAAAGAAACAAATTGCAAAAAGCTTTAAATGCTGAAAGGAAAATGAAGAAAGCTCCTAAGAAGGAAGAAAGTTCTATTTATAAGCAATTAGTTGCTAGTGGAGTTGATGAATCTATTGCTAAAACCTTAGCTGAAACTTCTGATAAATCAAGAGATGAATTAGATGAAGTGAGATTTGAATTATCTTTATCTAAAGCATCTAAGAAAAGTGGATTTGAAGACATAGAGGAATATGCAGAAGAGATAAGGCCTTTTGTCGACAAAGGACTTACTGTAGAGCAAGCCTACTATGTGGCCACAGGAGAAAAACAAAAAATCAATACAAAAGCTGAAATTAAAAGGCAGTTAGAAGCCAAAATGAAAAATCAAAAAATTAAAAATAAAGTGCAAAAAGTTGATACATCAGGTAGTGCAAGTGTAAAAAGCTCTGTAAAGCCAAGCTCTTTAGACATTAAATTGGCAAGAGCCTTTGGAATGTCTATAGAAGAATATCAAGCATATAAAGGAATTGAATCACAAGCAGACTACCAAAAATTAAAAAATAAAAATAAAAAATAGGAGGAATTTATTATGGCAGCAACAAAAATGACAAGAGATAACTTTGGCGAATTATTAGTTGTAGGACATAGAAAAATATTCTTTGATGCTTACAATGAAAAACCTTGCCAATATAAACAAGTGTTTAAATTAGATAAAATGACTAAGAAACAAGAGACATATCCACATTTAGGAGCATTAGGAATGTGGAACGAAGGTCATGAAGGACAAGTATTTAATACTATGAACTTCCAAGAAGGACCAAAAGCTACATTTGTAGCAGTAAGATATGACAACTCTTATGAAGTAACATGGGAGTTAATCCAAGATGATCAATATGCAGTATTCCATGGAAAAGGTGTAAATGGAGATGCAAAAGGATTAGGAAGAGGACTAAGAGCAAGAGAAGAAACAAATGCTGCAAAAGTAATCCTAGATGGATTTACAGTAGCAGGATATGATGGAGTGCCATTATTTAGTGCAGCACACCCATTAGTTGATTCTGACAAAACAATCTCTAACTTAATAAGTGGAGAATTAAATGATGTTAATCTAAAAGCAGCATTAACAATGATGAGAAAACAAACTGATGAAGCAGGTATTCCAATAGCTGCAAGAGCAACACAATTAGTTGTTCATCCAGACTTAGAATTTACTGCTAGAACATTGGTTGAATCTCTACAAACAGCAGGAACAGCTAACAATGACAAGAATACATTACCAAAATTAACAGTTGTAGTAATGGATTATCTAGAGAACGATGCTGGAATAAAACCATGGTTCATTCAAGATACAACATTAGACAACTTAGTATTCTTAACAAGAGAAGAAGCAATATTTAGAAGCGAAAGAATCCCAGCAACAATGGATTGGAAGTTCATTGGTTACAAGAGATTTGCTGAAGGATATGTTGATTGGAGAGGATTAGTTGGATCTACTGGAGTTGCTTCAACTTCTACAGATACAACAGATGGAGATACAACAGAAGGCGGAAATTAATATAAAATAACAACGAGGGTTACTCTAATAGGGTAGCCCTCTATTTTTTTAGAAGGAGGAAGAAAAGATGCCAAATCCATATGAAGAATTAAGCACAGCATATGCAGGAAGAGGGCAAGTAAATACAGATGCAAACTTAGCATTGGATGCATTAATGTTGGGTGGAATAGAAGCTGATGAGTATGCATTAAAAACATTTGTAAATGCAATGGCTGCCAATGTATTAAGGCAAGGAAAAGAATATACAGATGAGCAAATCGCAGCTATAGAAGTGTCAATCAAGGCATATATAGATAATTCTATAGCAACACAAGACTTTTCTAGGTTTGCGACAAAAGATGACTTAGATGCAGCTATAAGAAATGCAATAAATCAATGTACTCAATATGTAAATACACAAATAACTAATATTCATATAGAAAACTATATAACTGAAGATGATTTTAACAATGGAATAAATGGATTGCAATCTCAAATAGACCAACTTTTTCAATCTGTCAGTAATGGAAAACGTTCAATAGCTTCTGCAATTACTGACAAAGGAGTACAAGCAGGAGCAAATGATTCTTTTGCGTTATTAGCACAAAAGATATTGGCAATACCAACAGGTGGAGGCGGAGAAGGAGGAATAGATACTTCAGATGCCACAGCGATAGCGAGTGATATTAAAAGTGGAAAAACAGCATATGCAAGAGGTGCAAAACTATATGGAACATATTATGATGAAACAGGAAGTGTACCTACATCAGATGCAACAGCTTCTCCTGGAGATATAAGACTAGGGAAGATAGCTTATGGAAACGGACAAAAACTAATAGGAACATTAAATGTTGAAACAGGATATCCAGACATATCTGAAATGGTAACAAAAATATACGAAGAAATACCAGGACAATTACAACAAGAAGTAATTGCAAACGATGTGGCGGAAGAAATTGTGGCCACATATTTTTCAAACAAAAAACCTCAATATGAGATAAGCATATTTAAAGAAAATGGTGTAAATAAAATAAGAATATATAATGTGTCATTGTATGCTGGAGATCCATATATATCTGGAGGAACAACCGAACAACGTAGAATTAAAACATATAATGCAACAGATTTTGGAATACCAGCAGATACAACAAGCGTAACATATGAACCAGTAGCGATAGAAACAAGCGGAGACAGGTTAATAATGTTATATAGAAGAAATGATGATAAAATTTGCATGTTTGCAAGTGCTATAACAGATTATGCTAGTATTACATATGATAATGGAGTAACAGGAAGAGGATTAGCTCCATATTGGAAATCAAGTAGTGGAAACATGTATAGATATTGGAATAGGGAATTGGTAACAAGAGCTTATGCAAGCGACTTTGAAATTAAGATAAACCCAGCGGATTCCCATATGTGTTATATAAGATTTATGTATTTTGGAGGTGCTGCAAATTATGGAACATGCTATATATATGGAGTATATTTTTATGATAGTGTATTTAGAGATGAAACAAATCATATAGCTTATGATAGCCTTAATTTTGATAGAACTTACACTATAAATGGAGAACAATCAGGATTTATTATGAGAAGAAGATTGAAAGCAGCATGGTCTTTAAATGGAAAATTTATAGCATATACAATGAATAAGGTAGTAAGGATTATAGCTCTTACAGATGCATATAATTTTTTAAGTGATAAAAGTATAGACTTGTTAGGAAATAGTTATCAGCAAATAGCGGAACTTTCAGATGATGGTAGCTATTTATTGGTACATGATGGAACAGGTGGAGTTAAGATTAAGCAAATAGTTGTAAATTATAATACTGGAGCAATAAGTATAGAAGATTCAGGGAAAACATATTCAGATGAACATTTTACTTCTAGTGATTTTAAAATTTATACAACATATGATAGAAAGTTTTTATTACTACTTAAATCTGATGGGCAATGCATAATATATGGATTAGATTTTGAAAGCAATGATATACTTCATTTATTATCTATTATAAGTTCAGGAACTTTAGATAAAAAAGATGGAGCAGATTTTATACAATCGGGAGAAAATCCAGTATGGTATTTTGCTGGAACAAATGGAAATAATTTAGGAATATTTAATACGATAACAGATTATGAAAATGTAATAGGTTTAAGATATGAAGGAAATGTTTATTATAATTTATCTAAATTAAAGTTAACTGCGACACAAGAAGATGTAGCACATGGAAAGACATTCGTAGGAATAGCAGGAAAGAAAGAAACAGGAACATTGGAGGTGGATGAATAATGACACCAGAAATGATCCAAGAAGAATTATTAGAACTACAGAAGCATCAAATTAAATGCGATGCTGAAAGAGAAAAGATGATAGAAGTAATTGCAGAACTAAAGGAAGATGTAAAAGATGTAAAAAATCTAGCCGCAGATATTCATATTATGGCAGTTAATATGGAAAACATGCAAAAGACTTTAGACAATGCAGTTAAGAAAATAGATGTAATAGAAAAGAAAGATTACACAGAATATAAAGAACGAAGGAAAATAATACGAGATAAAATAATTAGCGGAGTGGTAGGATCAATAGTAACAGCAATAATAGGGATTTTAACATTTATATTAACAAAATGGAAAGAAGGTGGAATGTAATGGATGCAATAGAAGAAAAGAAAAGAGACATAAGAATAAAACAATTAAAGAATTTATTTTTCTATACTTTTGGAATATTACCACTAGCAGAATATAATGTCGTTGGAGATGGAATAACTGATAATAGATTACAAATCCAGCAGGCTATTTACGATGCAATAGAAATAGGGGTAAAATACATTTTTGTAGAAAAAGGCGAGTATTATTATTCTGGAACATTACAAAGAGCAGAGGAGCTTGTTTTTGTTGGAAATAGCACTAATGCAAAAATAGAAGGAATAGAAATAAAACAATTTCCAGAAATGTATGCTGATAGTGATGCAATAACAAAAGAATTAAGCCCTATAGGAACAATAGAATTATATTGCAGTTCAAGCGAAAATATTCCAGATAAATATCTGCTATGTAATGGATCTTCTGTAAGCAAAGAAGATTATGCAAGTTTGTTTGAAATAATAGGAACAACAGCAGAAAAAGAAAGTACAGATACTACATTTAATTTGCCTTCATTAACACCAGGAGAAACAGATACAAGATTAAAATATATTATAAAAGCTAAATAGGAGGGGTAACATGGGAATGATAACAAAATTAACGGTAAGACAGATAATTGAAGATATTAATAGAAGATACCCTAATACATATTCTGATAAAGATAAAATTGCATGGATTAATGATACCATGAGGCAAATATATAATGATATAGCAGTAAAAGAGTTCTATAGTTTTTATACTAAAAAAGGACAAAGAGTATATACACTTCCAGAAGATTGCAGCATGAGAGATATTAAAAGTGTAGAAATATCTGAAAAGGCTAAAAAAGATAGTGAAGATAATTTGGGAAGATTCTTTGAATTACACTTTGCATTAAGAGATAAAGATATGTTTGCACATTCGTTTTATGATGCAATGAATGGAATGATAGGGTTATATCCAGAGCCTAAAGAAAGTGGACACAAAGTTAATATCTATTATGCAAAAAGACCAAAAATGATAACAAGTTTAGATGATTACATACAATTAGATGATCAATATACAGACTTGGTTAAATACAATGTAATATCTATAATTGCAATGTCAGGACATAATCCAGATACTGAAGTGGCCAATGAATATATTTTATTATATAACAATTTAGTTGCAGCAGCTAATCAAGCAAAATTCGAGCAGCAGCCACAATATCCAGTAGTTAAGGATGCAATGAGACCATTACTAAAGCATAGAAGGAGGAGATAGAATTGAGAACAAAACCATACTTAAATACAGTAAGATATAATCCAGAGAATGTAATTACAATGTTTGGTGGCGGAATTAATAATATCTATCCTTCTGAGTTTATAAAAGATGATGAAGCACAAGAAATGTATAACATGAGTTTAGATAAATATCCAGCACTATCAACTAAAATAGGAAGAACAATGTTTAAAAATCCTGGGATAGCAGGAGAAACGATAGAATATTTTGGATGTGCTGGACTTAATTATCTATTCTATATTCAAAATGGAAAGTTAAAAGATGTAAATGGAGTAGACATTGCACAGGGATTAACAGGAACGAAATATAATCATGTTTATTATAAGGATGGAAATAGCGAATATCTAATTCTTTATGGAGAAGGACAGCAGCCAACTAGATTTAAACTTCCATTAATAACAATGAAGGATCAAGATCAAAATCAATTATATCCAAAAGCAATGTGCTATCATAAAGGGAGAATGTATGCTGCAGATGAAGATATATTGTATTTTTCTGCATTGCAAAATCCAATGGATTGGGCAACACCTAATGATAGCGGATATATAAAGGTAACTAATGCAAAAGGAATACTTACAGCCATAGAGAGCTTTGATGATAAGCTATGTATTTATAGTCAAAGTAATATGCACATTCTATATGGTGGCATAGTATATGCAGATGGACAAACAGATTATAATTTAGTAGATATGGATAATTCTATAGGAAGTTACTCACAAACAGCCACAAAAGTATGCAATGGATATTTATATTGGTTATATGCAAAATCTATTTATGAATATGATGGATCTTCCATAAGAACAATCGAACAACCTACTGGAAATAATGGATTAACTGGAGGAATCAAAGAATATCTAGATGGAATACTTTATACAGAAGCAGAACAAGTAAGCATTGCAGCAAGTGAGAATAGAATATATTTCTATTTCCCTGGATATAAAGGAAAAGGAAGATTGTTTGTTTTCGACCAACGATTAAGGAAATGGACACAAGAATTACAGCCAGAAGATAATGAGAAAGAACTATATTACTTAAAAATAGCTGATAGTTTCAATAGTATCAATTTTTCTCAGACACCAGTACCAGTATATGCTTTAACTGCAAATGGAACAATATACGAAATAACAGGAGGAAGAAGAGCAGGAGGAGAATACATAAAAATGTATGGAAAAGATGAATATGTAGATGAAGAAGGTATGGTTTATACAAAAGCTATTCCTTTTTATTTTAAGTCAAAACGATTCACAGAAGGAACTGTAAGCAAGAAAAAGACATTAAAAGAAATATGGTTAAGTTATGATTTAGAGGGAACAGCTAATGTAAAAGTAAGTACAGATGATGGTAATACATGTTTATTAGAAAATGCCCTAGAAGAAGGAACAAACAAAGTTGTATGTTTATTAATTCCATATCAAAATATGCAAAATATGAATAGTTATACTATTGAAATAATGGGTAAGGGAAATATAGTTTTAAAACAATTAGAAAGAAAGTATAGAGTAAAAACAAGATGATATTTAGAACGCATGAGACAGTAGAGGGAACTATTACAAATTGGTCGAAGCAATTAATATCACAAACAAAAAGCAATTATAGAATATATGATACAAATGAAAGCACATTAAGAGAATGGGCAAGAAGATTAAATAGTTTAAAGATAGAAGGAAAACAAAAGCAAATTTTTAAAACATACGATGACAGCTCACGAACAGTAAAAGAGTGGGCTAATTTACTTAATATATATTTTAATTAAGGAGGCTAAAAATGGCAAATGAGGAGATTTTAAGGAATAATACAACACCAGTACAAGCAACAACAAATCCACAAACAAATATGGAAGCAATGCAACCTATAAGTATTCCACTACAAATACAACCTATGATTGCACAGCCACAACAACAAGAAGCACAACCAGCTAATGTGCAAAATTTACAAGTACAAGATCAACAGGTTTCAAATGCTCCAGTTCCAGTTTCTAATCCACAGCAACCTAATAATTACAATTATAATTTTAATAATTATAAAGCTAATTCTAACAATAACGCAAGGCAGTTTAATCCTATAGTATTTGACATAGCTAATTATTCGCCAACAGAATATAAAAGTCAATATGCAGGAGCTATAAACCAATTAGCAAATCAAATATTAAATATGCGTTTTTCATATAATCCAAATGAGGATGATTTATTGAATCAAGCTGCTAGATATACGACACAAAATACATTTGAAAATATGAATAATAAAGGCATTCTAAATTCCAGTTTGACTGCTGAAAGAGTTGCACGAGTAGTAGGAGAATTAATTCCTACATATGAGAAAATGGCTAGAGAAGAATTTGAAAGTAACTTTAATATGCTTATGAATACAGCACAATTTATTATGAATTTAGATAATTCTCAATATTCTAAATGGCAAGATGATAGAGAAATGGAATGGAAGAGAGAACAAGCAGAATACCAAAAAGCACAAGATGCTTTAAAGAATGCATGGGAGAGAGTAGATGAATTAGGATATGTAGATAATGATGCTTCTATAGTTTTAGGAGTGCCTGTAGGAACTCTAAGCAAAAGAGCAAGAGAGGCAAGAGAAGAAAGGGAATATGAATTAGAAACATGGTATAAGAAGCAAGAAGCACAACAAAAAGCAGAAAAAGAATTATTATTATTGAAAAATGAATTGGAAAGAGAAAACACTACATATGAATATCAATTAGCTAATGAGCAATTATTACTTAAAAATCAGTTAAGTAATGCAAGCACAGTCGGAAATCAAAAAGTGCAAGAAGTATATGATTCAATAATAAAAAACAGATTTGCACAATATGATGATTTAACAAGGCAATACGTTGTAACTGATGAGAATAAAACTAAGTTACAAAATTATTTATCTAAAGAATTAAAAGCAGGAACACTAAGTGAAAACGATGCAAGAATACTTATGGCTAAATATGGAGTGTCAGCAGCATTAAATTCACAACAAAATAAGCTTGCAACAAATACAGCTAAGATAGCAGCAAATGCGGCTAAGATAGGGGCAACAACACCTTCTAATGAGGGTGTTAATGTAAGCATGACAGGGAACAAATTAAGAGTTGCCAGAAATGGAGAAATAGAA